GCACGGGGGGGGCCGGGGGGCAGAGCCCCCCGCGGGGGGGGGCCCCGCGCATGCGCGGGGGGGGGCGCTAGGCGCCCCCTACTGGGCGGCGCGCGCAGCGCGCCGCCCCCCGCCGCCGCTGCGGCACTTCCGCTTTTTTTTTGAAAAACAGGAAGGAAGTCGGCCATTTTGTGAACTAAAATGGCGGCCGTGACGTGGGAAGTCACGTGACCAAATATGGCGGCGACCCGGAAGCGGAAGTCCGCCATTTTGTGCAAGCATGACAGGCTGTGACCTTTGACATTTGACACCACCGCCCGCCATGCTTACTTAAAATGGCGGCCGTGACGTCACAAATATGGCGGTTTTTGTAGTCCGGAAGGCCTAAAACCGAGTTCGAAGCCTATGGCGACCCCCGACACGGACAAATGGCAAGAAGATAAAGGCCTTATGGCGAAGTCTGGCCCCACTCACTTTCGTTACTGATTCATAGCTCCAGTGTCCAATGGCAACCTGGAGTCTGTTTAATAAAATTCCCGACCCCCGCGAGCCCGAAGTGGTCTGACACGCGCGAGCGTGTCAGCACGAGCGGGGGTCTGAGGTGCCGCGCGCAGCCGAAGGCGTAGCGCGCGGCTCCGAAGAAGTTGAGTCAGGGGGAAGGGTCGCACTCCTCGCTGGCGCTCGGAGTGCCTAGTGACTTTTAGAGGTAGACACCGACAAGTGAAACTCCCACGGCCTAGAACAGTAAGGCTGAGCCTTATTTGTAGTTGAGCTGAAAGGTTACATTGTAATTGTTTTTGCAGTAGGGGTAGAAAGGAGGGTCTGTGAGTTTGGTACGAGGGGGCCTGTCAAATACTTTGCAAGCTAGGTACTCCATGGCCCAGTCTCCGGCCGATGGAGGGGGTCTAGGCTTTCTCTCGGGAAAAAGCCACTGCTGGGGACCTATAGTAGGCATGGATCTATGTGTACCCCCTGTTGTGTCTTTATTAGTTGCTGGAAGACACACTGGAGGCCCTTTCTGAGTTGCTGCTGCTCTCTGAGGTTGTGGAGGAGTTGCTCTCTGAGGGGCATCTCCTGCGTCTCTTGCTCTTGGACTTCTGCTTCGCTTTCTTCCTCGCTGGTCTGCCACGGCTTCGATTCTCTTTGGAGTGAATCTGAGGGCCTTTCTTGCTCTTGGATAGGCCCGAGGTCGACCCTGGGTTTTTTGGGACCTGGGAAAATAAACTCAGAAGGTTCTTCGTATTCTGACATTCGCTTAATACTTTTTGAGCTATAGTAGCCACGTCTGAGGTCCCACGATTTGAATGAGTAGTGGGGACCGAGGAGTTTCGGGTCCGTGACTTGTATTCGTGGAGGCTGCGTACTGGCTCCGGGCAGTTCGAAGGTGGGCTGAGTGCAGGGGTCTCTAACAACCTGTTCGGAAGCGGGATTGCCCCCGAATAAGAATTTAAACTTGTATTTTGCTGTTAGTGTAGCGCTAGGCATGTTTTGTTTTAGTGAGAAGGGGCCTGATCTAGCTATATCTTCTAGTACTGGTTGTTGGTGTAGTGTAATAGGGTACCACTTGTTTCTGTATAGAAACGGTATGTATGTGCTACCGTTGGGCATTTTTCCATCTCCAAAGGCATAGGAGTATGGAACAAAGCCAAATAGAGGATTGTCTTCTCGGTACATTTTTGGGTAAGTGTACGGAGTTACCATTAGTACTCTGGCTTGTGTACTTATTACCCAGTTATCTGTTTCTTTTTTTACCCAGTCTATATATCCATTGCAGGCCATCCACAGTGGTAAATTAGCTATTAGACATTTACTTTGGCCTTCTTTATATAAGTTGTCTTTTTTTTGACAGTAGTCTACCCATATCATGTTTCCTTTGCCTTTGTCTGTGTAGGGGTTATAAATTATATCTGTGTATAGGCCTGGAATTTCTGTGGCTAGTCTTCCTGCAGATAAAAAGCTGCTGCTAAATAGGCCTACATTGTGGGCAAATACAGAATGATGTAGTTTGCTAACTCCTTCTTGTTGTACTTTTCTATGCCAATTTTCCATGTTATTTATTAATACTTCTTTTGCTTGTTGTAGTGTTTGTGGTGGTTCTACCGCAGGGATGTCTCGAGCATATATGGCATCACCCCAGTAGCCATCATAAGTATTAAAGTATTGGTTTGCTGATGTATTTGATGCACTGTTGGGGAGTGTAAGTTGTGGGTGTGAGAAATTAGCTTGGGTTCTAAATGTATTTACAGCATTAAAGTCTCTTGGTGTTTTAAATGCAGCATCTAAAAATTTTTTATAATACTCTTTTCCATTTGATGTTACTGGGGACAGTTCGTCTGGGGCAATAGAGAGGAAGTTGTTGTAGACGGTTGACAAAACGAGGAAGCTGACGCAAGGGTTGTCAGTTTGTGGTGAGCAGAACGGATACCGCAAGTCAGCCGCAACGGCATTTATGTTAAGTAAGGTCATGTCGCAAATGTCGTGCTGAAAGTACCACTTATCTACTAGTAGAGTGGGGGGCTTAATGGTAACTTTCACTGTGGCCTTGCCTCTGGGTTTTGTTTTAAAGCTCTTTACTAGTATCTTCTGTTTGCTAAGCATAAGGGCTCCTGGGTGCATCATGGGTGCTGTGTATATGCTGCCTCCCATGGGACTCTTTCTGTTAAAGTATACAATAAAGTCAACATCTTGGTGTCTGTAAAAAGTCCACGTCACTCGTAGGTACCTGGCCAGTTCTAAGTCTCTGTTACTCCAGGTCCAGAAGTTTAAGTGTCTGAGGTTCTCCTCGTATAGTACTTTAAGTGACCACCTGGTGGTCGCGTGTCCGCCCCCAAAGGCTTGTTTAACTACGCGGTCCTCTAAGTGACTGCTGTAGTTTTCTGACCACCGTCCTTGTCCACAGATTATCATGGGAAAATAGCCTATTATAAGGCATTTTCTGACAATCTCTGGCTGCCACTGTCTTATTATGAGTTTGGGTCTGTGTCTCCTACCCTTTCGTCTGCGTCTGCGTCTGAAAGTTCGTCTCTTTCGTCGCCCACGCCTCCAAGCCCTCCGTCTCCTTACTCGTCTTCGTCGAGGGCGGCGACCAGCTGGTCTAGCCCGTCGTCCGCGAAGTCGGCCACGGGTCCAGCGTCGTTTCCACCACCAGCGGCGCCTTCGTTTCCACCATCTCCATGCCATGGCAGGGCCGGAGGTTGGTTACCTGCTGGGGGGTCCGGAGCTGCCGCCGGGTGGCGGGCTCGACGGATCTGAGGAGAATTAGGGTTGCCCCCTACTCCCGGAGCCCCAGGCGCGCGCGGGCCCCCGGGGTGGCCGTATCTCTCAGCCAGAGCAGTAATATGGCGTACAAAATCCCCACAACCACAAACAGCAGCATGGCTACGATGCACTGACTCGTACCAGAGGTGCTCGAGCCCCGGGACATTGTGTACAGGCGGCCTCCAGTAGCTCATATCAGGAGGTGGTTTTTTCTTTGGAGTTGGCAGGCCGCGCAGTGACAGTGCCCTCTTCCTTCTGTGTAGTTTACCGAGAAACATGGCTTTTTTAAGAGCCTTGCCCATGGCCCGGCCAGTCCCGAGCCCGAATTGCCCCTTGACTGCGGTGTGTAAACTCACCTCCGGCACCCGCCCTCGGGACGTTCGGATCCCCTGGCGCGGCTCCTCTCATCGGACGGGCAGCATAAACTCAGCCATTCGGAAGTGCAGTCATTTATATTAGTACGTAGACACAGCCCAGGAAGTGGACGACATAGCACACGGTTGGTCTGTGAAACGCACGTGGTTAGTGACGTA